GCGGCTGGGGTAAGTAAGCTGTTGCAGATCAGTTGTGGCGCGGCTTACACAGACGACAGAGAAGTTGTGGAGTTCGATTCTGCGCCTAGGCTTGCGGTACTGGAGGAGATACTAGAAGAGACCGACCGCAAGGTCATTATCTTTGCTTTGTTCCGAAGCACCATCGACACGATCAGCACCTACCTCACCAAGAAGGGGGTTGTCAATGAGTGCATCCACGGAGACGTGACGCCAAGCAAGCGTGGTCAAATCATCCACCGCTTTCAGACCGAAGCCGAACCTAGGATATTGGTGATGCAACCGCAAGCAACAGCGCACGGCATTACCTTGACAGCCGCTGACACAGTGGTGTTCTATGGGCCGTTGATGTCTGTTGAACAATACATTCAATGCTGTGCCCGTGCAGATCGCAAGGGGCAGACTTCCGACAAAGTTACTGTGATTCATATTCAAGGTAGCCCAATCGAGCAACGAATGTTTAAAGCTCTGGAAGGGAAAGTTAGTGATAACTCACTACTAACCCAGATGTTCGACACTGAAATTAAATCTTGAAAGGGGGTTGCAAGCGCTTAGAATTCATGTAAACTGTCCAACCTTAGACAAATAATCACACAGGAGAAGTAATGGAAGAAGAAACGATACCGTTAGATAAGCTGGTAAAAATTTACCGCAAGTTACGCACGAAGATGACCGCACTGACCCAAGAGTACGACACACAAGCTGAAGTACTCAAGGCGCAACAGGACGAGATCAAGAATGCAATCAAAGAACAGATGAAGGCGATGGGCGTCACATCAGTTCGCACTACCGAGGGCACGGCAGTTATGTCCGTGAAGACTCGCTACTACACACAAGACTGGGATGAGTTTAAGAAGTTCGTACTTCAGCACGAAGCCGTCGAGCTTTTGGAGAAGCGCATTGCGCAATCCAACATGTCACAGTTCTTAGAAGAAAACCCCGGGGTCGTACCGCCCGGCTTGAATTCAACATCTGAGTTCGATATCTCTGTACGCAAACCAACTTAATGGAAATAAAATGAGCAATATTGCAATGTTCAACCCCTCAAACGTCCCTGCATTTGCTAAGAATGCAGTCCTGTCAGCAACCACGTTAGCCTTGGCTGGCGGTGCAAGTTCCGGTGGAGGCATGAAGCGCGTCTCCATCAAGGGCGGTGTGTTCAGACTGCTGTCTAACGGCAAAGAGATCGCATCGATTGATGAGCGCCACCTAGATGTGATCGTGGTTAAAGCCGCCCCCAAGGTCAGCCGTATTTTCTACGCTGGTAGCTACGACAAAGACGCGGCTGCAGCCGCCCCTGACTGCACATCTGCTGATGGCGAGAAGCCTGACGCGAACGTGAAGAACAAGCAGGCATCAAACTGTTCTACATGCCCACAGAACATCGCTGGGTCTGGTAATGGTCAAAGCCGTGCATGCCGTTACCAACAGCGCTTGGCTGTTGTGTTGGCTAACAATCCTGAAGGTGACGTGTTGCAAGTTACTTTGCCTGCTACATCTATCTTCGGCAAGGAAGACGGCGAGAAGCGCCCACTGCAAGCATACGCTCGCTACATGGCCGCGCAGACACCGCCTGTTAACTTGGACGCCATCGTCACGCGCATGAAGTTTGATACACAAGCTGAGTCTCCAAAGATTGTGTTTGCCCCTGTGCGTTGGTTGACTGATGCTGAGTACGAGACTGCGCAGAACCAAGCCAACTCTAAGGATGCAGAGAAGGCCGTAGCTGTTACCCCTGCCTTTGCTGATGGCGTTGTCTCGCCTGCACCTCTTGCCATACCCGGAAAGGCACCAAGTTCTGTGACTCTGGGTGCTTTGTTTGACGAAGACGACACAGCAACTCTTGCTGAAGTTAAAGCGACCAAGGCCAAGAAAGCCAAGCCTGCGGTTGAGGCTGAAGAAGAGCCCGAAGTGCGTAAAGCCCCACCCAAGGTTGAATCCGTTCCAGCTAAGAAGGGCAAGCTGGCCGACATCGTTGCTGATTGGGACGATGAGTAAGCACACAGGGGGCTTCGGCCCCCTCTAAAAACATGGCCTATTCACAAAAAATCATTGACGAAGTAGCTAAGACGCCAAAGTCGCTGGGCAACCAGCTTGGGCGTTGGGCGATCCATCTTGACTTTCCGGTCACGAAGATTGCCTATGCGCTCGGCGTCTCTCGACAGACTGTCTACAACTGGTTTACAGGCACGGAAGTGTTTGTGGCCTATCGTGACCGCGTCGAATTCTTAACTCACATAATGAAGACCTCGCACTCAGCGGACGAGGCATGGAGAAAAATATGTACGGAATACAACCTAGATCCCTCACCACGCAAGAGCTAGTTCGGTTTGCAGAAGACTTGGTGCACACCAAAGATGGTCTGCCTAAGAACTGGCAGATGGAACTTCTAAGCCGCCTTGCTGGTTACCCAATCATGGAGCGCCCCACGACTAAAGATTCGCGTCAACTCGAACTCTTTTAAACCGCAAGGACTTCAATGACTCCGCTTGAGTTTTTAGCGGTCGTTTTGCCGTCGCCAGAATTTGGCCGGTACTGCGTAGCAGAGCTTGTAAGGAAAGAGCACGCCTTTGTGCGGACTCTGGAAGAAACTACAGCGCCAATCAAACGTTGGCACGACAGTAAGCTGGATGTTTTCTTTGCCTTGGCCACCTTTGGTGACGAGGAAAAGCGCTTGGCTACGAACGCTCGCTATATTAAATCCTTGTTTATCGACATGGACGGATACGCATCGAAGAAAGATGCGGCACAAGCTCTCAGCGCGTTTTTAGAGAAGACTGGTATGGATGCCCTAGGCAACCCCTATGTCGTTGCGTCTGGTGGCGGTTTGCACTGCTACTGGCCATTGACTGAGGCTGTACCGATTGACTCTTGGAAGCCCGTGGCTGAGAACTTTAAACGCCTGTGCAAACAGGAAGCTTTGGCTATCGACATGACTGTGACGGCTGACGCCGCCCGCGTCTTGCGTGTGCCCGAGACTACAAACTTCAAGAAGAAGTACGCAACGCCGCGCCCTGTGCGCATACTGTCTGAGGGCGATGTGTTCAGCTTTGAGGGGTTGGCTTCCCTTATCAGGGAAAAACTAGCAGGCTCAATCTACGAGGCGCAACCCATGCCCAAACTAGATTTGGCCGGCACCCGTCCGTCTGCTGCTCCTTCTGCGACAAGCGTCAAGCTCTTTGAGAACAGCGTAACCAAGTTCAAACCAATTTGGCTGGCTACGCAGAACGATCGTGGGTGCGTCCAGCTTGCGCACTACGTTGAACACGCAACCGAAGAAGGCATGGAGCCGATCTGGAGGGGTCTACTGTCATGGGCTAAGGTCTGTGAGGATGGAAACAAAGCCGCGGTGTGGCTGAGCAAGATGCACCCGTATGAGCCTGAGCGCATGAACCAAAAACTTCAGAGCATCAAAGGCCCATACCCTTGCATCAAGATGGACTCCGAGAACCCCGGCGTGTGCCCCACATGCCCACACTGGGGCAAGATTACTAACCCACTGATCCTAGGTCGTGAGTTGGCAGTCGAGGTCGAGGAGAAAGAAATCGAGGTGAAGTTGACAAGTGACAGTGCCGTCACTGCAATGGAAACCATCAAGGTCATGCGCCCAACACCACCACGCGGGTACTCCTATGGAGCCAACGGCGGTACGTTCATGGAGCGCACAGTAGAGGATGACGAGGGCGTTAAGTCCAAGAAGCAAGTCATGCTACTACCCTACGAACTGTTTGTTGTTGACATCCTCAACAGCAACGGGGATCACACAGTACACCTGATAGCGCTCAAGCCTGATGGTGCAGTGAACATAACCATGGCGCAGAAAGCTGTGGTCAGTAAAGACGAGACTGTTAAGGCGTTAGCCAATCAGAATGTGGTGGCCGCTTTTGGCCACAACAACGACAAAAACCTATTTGAATATGTGAGGGCATGTGTGGAAGAAGCTAGTACAAGCAGACCTGCTATAAAGGTTCCTGACAGCTACGGCTGGCAGGCAGACAATACTTACGTGTACGCAGGGCGTATCTTCAGTAAGGGTAAACCCCCAGTCAAGGTTCCAATGCCGGGTCTGGAGAACATCACAGTAAACACCGAACCCAAGGGAACCATTGAGGCTTGGCGCGACTTCATCAACATGTTGATCGCCAAGAAGATGTGGGGGCACATAGCCATAATCCTTGCCGGTGCTGGCGCACCTTTCATGCGCTTTACAGGCATCTACGGGATGACATACCACTGCGCTAGTACCGAGTCTGGTACAGGCAAGACGCTGTCTCTTGAAGCTGCTGCTTCAGTATGGGGACACCCAACGCACTATCGTACAGGTAAGAGTACTTCGCCTGTGGCTATGCAACAACGTCTTGGGCTTCTTAACAGCCATCCGCTTATCACGGATGAAATCACCGCCAAGAACAGAGCCGCCCCTGAGTGGTTGCCTGAGTTCCTGTTGGATATGACCGAAGGCCGTGGCAAGGAGCGTATGGAGTCTGGCTCCAACAAGGAACGCCTGAACCTCTCGACATGGATGACTGTGTGCTTGATGTCATCTAACACGCACGTTGTGGACTACTTGACCGGTGGGCGTAACCACTCATCAGAGGGCGAGCTTCGCCGCCTGCTTGAGTTCACGTTTGACGAAGCGCTGACATGGGAGCCGCATGAGATTGAGATCATCAAGTCTTTGCAGTTTAACTACGGCGTGGCTGGCTACAAGCTAGTTGAGTACATGGTTGAGCATGTCGATGAGTTCCCCACATCTGTGCGTGAAGCGGTTGCCGCTATGTACACGGAGTTCAACGCGACTAACGATGAGCGCTTCTGGATGGCAAGTATAGGAACCGCAGTCCATGCGCGTAATGCTTTCAAAGAGGCAGGTATTGTGGACATCCCACTGCGCCCCGTGCTGAACGCGTTTAAGAAGGTTGTGACGGCCATGCGCTCTAGCATGAAGCATAGCTTGCGCACCGCAGAGGATGTACTAAACGCTTACACTAGGGAGAGCTACGGCAGTTTCGTGGTTATTAAACCTAGCACTGGCGGCTTGATGGCAGAGCTTGGCAGTGGCCAGATGATTGACCAGACGATTACACGCAACAAGATTCTTGGGCGTGTAGAGCATGGCGTAACGCCCGGCTATATCGACTATTTCATTGAAGAGACACTGCTGAAGTCCTACTGTGCTTCTATGAGTTTTGGTTACGCTTCGTTCAAGCGCCAGCTTGAGGACACGTTTCAGGTTGAGTATCTCAGGAAGAACATGACCTCCAAGACCAAAGGCCCCGCCATGCGGGTTCCAGCAATGCGTGTCAGACGTAAGATGGACGAGCTAGATGAAAGTATCATCAATCCGCTTCCCGTGGGAGACGCTTGAGAAAGGGCAGGGGTTCTTTATCCCCTGCCTAGATACGGACGAAGTTCGTGAAGTAGGGCTGCGCAAGGCAGTCCTGTGCCGAGTACTGGATGCCCGTGCCATCACGGGCATCCACGAGGGCTTTACTGGGGTTCTGTTCTATCGACTGCCGCGCGCACCATCGAAGACAGCTTGATTTTCATCTGCCGTATCTCGGCCAGTCTCTCACGTTTCTCTTCGGGCGTAAGGCTCGAGGCACGCACGGCACGCTCATACTGGGTCAACTCACCAATCTGCTTGGTAAAGTCGCCAGAGATTTCGCCTAGCATGTACTCTCTGCCACGAGTCTCGATAAGCTCAAGCGCCTTGGATTTTTCTCCACGCTCAATGTAATCGTCCACTGTCTGCTTGACCTTGGCAAACTCGTTCATACGATTGAATGTGCTATTGATAATCTCGCCAGCATCGTTGGGCTGGAACGCACCACCAATAAGTGCACGCTCAGACAAACGCTTGTATGTCTTCTCAGGCGATCCTTCGGAAGAGAAGGGGGAGCTAACCACTTGCAAGAACGCCAAGCCCATAGTGCCGGTGTAGCCCTTGATAAACTCCTCAACCTTGACAGGAGAAGCGCCAACCAAAGAGCCGTAAGCCTTGGCAATCTCGGTGGTGTTCTCACGGAACTGCGCTTCTGGCAACAACTGTTGCTCACCCTTAGACAGAATGTCGCGCCCTGTGTAGAACGACTTGCCCAGCGAAGTCTCAATGATAGGCTTCATGGCTTGCGGTATGGGCAGTAGCGTAGGAACCTTAAACCCGCCAACATCGATCGTAGCCATGCTAGTACCGCCGGGAATAGTCTGGATCAAGATTTGGTTAAACGCCTTGACCGCCTCTTCGCTACCATGCTCATTCATCATGGAGTTGTACAGCGCCTCTGGCAAAGCCTTGAAGATGTAGCCAATCTCAAACGGGATTGGTATACGAAGCGGCTCTTCCACACCGGGGATACGCACAAACCAATTGCCGTACTTCTGATCTGGCGTAGCGTTCTTGTAGGCTTCGTCGTCCTGCATCGAGGCGGCATACGCCAACGTACCAGCGGCAATCATCAAACCACGAGTCAACAACTTCTCCTGTATCTTCAAGCGCTCATTGAAAGGCAGGTTGCCTGTCAGGGCTTTGTACAGCACATTCAAACCTTGGATCTGTGCGTTGAAGAACGGGATCAGTGAGTTAGCCCAGTGGATGCTAGGTGACGCACCGCGCTTGTTAAAGTTCATGGACTCAAGCGCCATGTACGTGGCTTCCATCTCAGACAAGCCCTGCTTGATGTAGCTGTTGTATTGGGCGCGTCGTGTAAGCGCATCAGCTTCCATAGAGATAGCTTCTGCCCTAGACAATAGTTTGGAGAACACGCCCCTGCCAGCCGTAATGTCGCGCAAGATTTTAGTCAAGTCTTCGCTACCGCCCGTAAACACCTGACCGCCTGTGATGCCTCGGCTCTCTAACGTGCCCTTGGTTGCGCTACCAATCTCTTTAAGCGCTCCAGTAACAGGGAAGAAATCAGCACCGGTCAATAGCGGGGCAGCTAAAGAATCACGGAACAACTGCCTAGCTGCATACAAAGGCGATGCCGTCACAGCCTTACGCAAGAACGTAGCGGGGGCTGCCATAGCACGCAGTGCAAACGGCATCTGGGACGGAATACCTTCCATACCCTTAACCAAAATGTCCGCAGGCACGCCTGCTTTATCGGTAGCAATCAACGCATAGCGGTCGCCCGTGTCTTTGTCTTTCTCGTTCTTAGGATCAGGCTCAACCTTAAAACGAACCACGTTAGCGCCAGCAATAGGCTTACGGGTAATGGTTGCCAGACCCAAGTCCACCAACTCAAAGACTGCGTTGCTGGTAGCCTGATTGCGCAAAGCCATGTCAGTCAGCAAGTTTGTGTTCTGAACAGCGCTGGTCATGAAGTCAAGGATCGGCTCATCGCCACCCACCAACTCTTGCAAGTATGGCTGTTCTTTAATGCTACCAATCTTGACTGGGTTTTCTCCGCCAATCAGCAGTTCCACCACGCCGTTACGTTGACGGTAGTACGGGATGTAATCCTTAGACGCAAGTAGCTTTTCTACAACAGCGCGTGGGAGCGCATGGGTCTGAGCCGCAAACCGTACCAGCCCCTCGTTGTAGGCGTTGTATTCAGCCCGTGCTGTTTCAAACAGATCTTTAAGGCCGGGCGTGTTATTAATAGCGCGGTTGGCGCTATCCAGTTCAGCCTGTGTAATCTTGCCGTTAAACCCTAAAGTCTCCAGCCCCTTGTTCTGAGCGCGGATGCCGGCCAGATACAAAGTAAACAAACGGCTGGCGCCATCTGGACTGCCTACCAAAGGTGCTGCACGTTTGAGAATCTCAGCCACGCTACGGATGCTTGGCCCCTTGACGCTCTCAATGATGTACTCTTTACGGCCATCGGCACGGATTTTTTCTGTACGTTGCAGTGCACCATTTCCCACAGACTGAGCCACAAAGTTCATGCGTTGGTCGTACATGCGCAAGTAGTACAGCATCTGAGTGCCTTTGAGCTTTTCCATACCCTTAGACAGACGCTCAAACCCAGCAAACCGGTCAATCATCTGCGTCTCAAACGCCAAGCCAGAGCCGTTGGCTTTGATCTTGTCGTACAGGTTTTTATCTTTAGCGACGACCTTGTCGACAATAGCGCCAGCCGCAGCCAACTCAGGCGTTGCGTAATTGGTACGCAAAGAAATCAAACCTGTTGGTGATTCGTACGTGCCCGCAAACTCCTGTTGCATACGCTTAGTGGCTTGGAACATTGTGTAGTACAAATCGCTTGTACTGACATTAGCAAGTTTAAAGAAGCCAGTATTGCGTAACCACTGGCGCAGAGCGCCAAGCACTACCTTGATATAACGGCCAGCCTTCTGGACAAACGTCTCGTTGACTGTGGCCTCTTGCATGTGCGCCAGCATCTCACGCACAGACTGGATCTCTCCCATACGGCGAATCTTTGCCGCTGTGTCCTTGTCGCCCTTTTGTTCAGCTTCAACAGCGCGTTGCTCCCATGCAGTAGCTGACGCCACCACATCTTCTTCAACGCCCAAGGCTTTGGCCATACCGTAAATGCCGCCTTCTGTAGTACGAATGGCTTTGGTCAAGTCCATCATACCTTGGGGGCCAAGCACCACGTCTACGCCATAGTGACCTACGGCTTCGTGAATCAAAGTCTTCTCTAAGTCCAGCGCGTCAGTGTGCTGATCGCCAATAACAACAATCGTGCCGTCAGGTAGCACACCGCCTTTGACTGATGACGTTTCTACATTTACGCCGGCATTAGATAGCGCTTTCAAATATTTAACTGGCGCCTGACTAAGTGTCGGGGCGTAAATAAACTTTACGTCTTTTGGTAGTTTGCTTGCAAACTTGTCTGCAATAGCTTTAGCCTCTGCTTCAGCTATGGGGTTTATAACCGCCTCCGCTTCCACACGAAACACTGTGCCGTCTGTGTCATCAGAACTGTCAATCAAGCGTTTAACGTAACCGCCAGTAACTTCTTTCAAAGCCTTGTTGTACTCAGGTGAACCCTTAGAGTACATGGTTACCAAACGGTCTTTCTTGGCAAAACCTTCAGCCGCTCTACGCACACGCTGTTCCTCAGACGACGCACTCTTAAGCTTTTGGTTTTGCTTAATCAACGGTTTAATGTCTGAGTTCTTCTCGTCACGCGCCAGTGTGCGCATGGCGCCCTTCATGTCTTTGACGTTCTCTGCTATAGGGGCACGGGTAGCGCCCTTTGTATCTTCTTCCGGCTTGCCCAGCAGAATTTCGTCAGCGGTTTTCTTAGCCGCAAAGTAACGCTTAGTCAGGTCAGCAAGGCGCTCTTCGTTCTTAACCTCCATTGGTTTCAAACGTGTTGACAGTTCCGCCAACCGCGCCTTGGTCTTGTCAAGTTGTTGCGTTAAGTCTTTAACACGGCGGTCGTAAGCCGACTCGCTAAGTGTGCTGATGTCGTACTCTTGCTTACGCTTAACTTCAGACAACTCGTAAGCAATCTTGTCGTATTGGTTTTGAGCGTTACGCACAGCAGTGCGTTGCTGGCTAATATCTGTCTGCCCTTTAAGCGTACGTACATGCTCAATTTCTTTGCGTAGCTTCTCTTGCTCAGCACGCGCATCGGTGTACGTCTTGATGTCTTTCTTAGGCAAACGGTTAATTTCCTGAGAAACCTGCCATTTAGTATCCAGTTCTGTAGACGTAGAACCAACAACTTCTTTTACGGACACGTATCGAGCGCCTGCCAAGTCTTCCATGAAGAGTTCTTGGGCATCCAGCTTTTCTTTGGCTACGTCAATACGGCGCTGGTCTAGTGTTGTAAGTGCGTTTTTGTACGCTTTGCGGGCTTTCTTAAGCGAGTCGTACGCTTTCTTAGCCGTAACGTTCTTACGCTTTTTATCTTTATCATCAGCTTCTGGGTCGTCTTTAGGGTTGTAGTTAAAGACTGGGCCGTCTGTTGTGTATTCCACAGTCCAGCCAGCGTTCATAGTTTGAACTTCACGAGACACGCCAAACCTACCAGAAGCGTAAGCTGCCTTGCGGCCTTCTTCGCTCAAAGCTTTGACGCGGGTGACCTTGGTGCTGGGTATGCCTGCGCCTGTTTGGATGCGTTCTTGCTGAGCTTTAGCACTTAAACGCGATGCTTCTTTAGCGTTGTCTACAGCTTGCTGAGACAAAATAAGTGCGCTACGGCGCTTAGCTAAATCAACTGATTTCTTCTCATCTTTGTATGTAAGCGCTTTCTCAGCGGCTTTAAGTTTAGCCCACGCATCTTGCAACGCACTGTCGGCACGGCGAAACATTTCAACTTCGGCTTCTGTAACCTCAATGACTTTGCTTTCGGCTTCTTTAATGTTCGCGTCAATAGAAGCCAGTTGCTCACGCAACTCATACAAGTCCATGTTGAAGTCAAGAAACGCTTGCTTGTTTGTAGGGGGCGTAGCCCTAGACATCCGGTTAATAGCGTCAAACACTTCTCCGCGGCTTTCCCGCAAAGACTCAATCAAGTCTGCTTTTTCTTGCGTTTGTTTTTGTTCCTGCTCTCTTGCGCGTTCTCTGGCGCGTCCCAAAGCCGTTTTAAATGGCTCTGCTGGATCAACATCGGTGCTGTACTCTTCCATGAAACTTTCACGGAGTTGCACCAAGCGGCCTTCAGCCGTTCGCATAAACTGCTCAGTCTCTAGCTCGGCTCTGTAAGCTTCCAAACTTTCAATTTCAAACTCAGACTGCGCACGCTGATCTGGCTCTTCGCCCTTCATGCGATTGCGTACAGCCGCAAGCTGTTTATTAACCGCGCCCATTTTTGCTTGGAATGCGTCGCCTTTGGGGATGTCCGCCGGCTTTTCTTTCACTACGGGTTCGGTCAGGCCATTTTTACGGGCTAACTCATCCATGTCAGTCATGGCAGCTTTTAAACGATCAACGTTTTTCTGCGCCATTGACAAACCAATTTCGCGGCTATCGTTTTCTACATCAAGACCTTGAATTTTGGCTTCAGCAACAATCTGTTGGAGATCTTCCGAGTACTTACTTATTTCTAACAACTTTGCGTTGTTAGCCATTTTTTCGTATAGATCGGCACGTTCTTGCAAGCGCTTGGATTCTTCTTTGTATAAATTTGCCTTACGCTCTAATACAGAATTTCCTGACGCAGTAGCTTCCGCTCTAGTCTCGAACGCTTTTTCGCGCATCCTGTCCGCTTGAAACGTGTACTGTCCTGCCAACACGCCGTAGTAATTAAACTGTGTAGCTTCTGGTCTTTTGCGTAAATCCTGCAATGCGCCAAGCGCAGTCACGTAATCAGTACGTGCTTTCTGCAAATCTTCAAACCGCACAGGCAAGATGCTGGCAAGGCGATTTGCTTCTTTACGTAGCTTGGCAATCTTGCCGTATTTAGACGAACCCAAGAACTGTTCTGGCGTATCAAAGATAACGCCTTGTTCGGCGGTGGGAGCGAACAGGTCAGGTGTTTCAACCTGCACGGCACGTTTTTCTCCTTCGGGGCCTTCAAATTTAAACTGAGCAGTATCGGCACCCTTTGCGGCAAAGAGTCCAAGGTCGTCCAGCGATGCTTGGTTTTGTGCAAGGCTCTTCTGTAGCGCTTCCATGCGCTTGTTAAGTCGTTTGAGTTCCTGTTGCTGCTCTTCAGAAAGACCACGGCGAGGGACTTTCGCACCAACTTTAACTTCTTTGCCGGGGGCAATACCCACAAGAGCGTCAAGTTCGCCTTGCGTGTCTCTGATGGCACGCTCCAGCACCCGCTGGTTGTACTCAAGATCGGTGCCAAGCTCAGACGCTAAGTCTTCGCCCAAATCCAACTGCTGCATACGGGCAAGCAGTTTGGCTGTCTTATCGTAGTCTTTGGCGGCAAACGCTTCCTTGATCTGGGTTTCCAGTTCAGCGGCTTCGTCGCGTCGTTCTTTAAAGTTAAACGGTGTCTCAGGCGCTTTCTGGCGCTCACCAAGTTCTGCTTGCTGTTTGTTGTAGCGGGCGGTCAGTCCTTGGATTTCTTTAGTCAGCCGCGCACGGTTTTCGTTTTCACCTTGCTTGTTTTTCAACGCATCAAGCTGATCTTGTTTTTCTTTGATCTGCGCCAACAATCCCTGACGACGCTCAATCTCAGACACTTCCACACGCTTGCGCTCAGGCTTAGCCAAGAGCTTGGCTTCAGCCGCTTCCAACTGTTCTTTAATTGTCTCAACCGCTTTTTGGCGGTCAGCAAACGGGCGTTGGCTGGCAGGGCGTATGTCTTTTTCTTTTCTGCCTTTGGTAAGCCTAGGCTCGTCCAGACGCTTCATCAGGTCTGTAATGTCTTGCGTAACCCTAGAATCGTGCGCTGCATAGTCGTCAAACTTCTTTTTACGCAACAAGTAGCGCTGTTGCATTTGATCGCGGGCAATATACGCTTGGCTACCAACTGGGCCCTCTGGCATGGCCAACCATTTTTGACGGGCAGGTTCTAAGTCTTCACGACGATAGCGCTCCATCTGATCGCGTAGACGCATTGACTCCTGTTGCTTGGCCTTGATCTTGTTGCGGATTGGTTTTTGCTGGCTCTCAACTAGCTTGTTAATGTCAGCTATCAGAGCATCACGTTTTGCCGTTAACGCAGGAGATTTTGCGTAATCTTTTTTACTTAACTCAGCCAACTGTTCCTGCATCTTCTGCAGTTTGTTAACTCTGGTGACAACAGTTTCTTTGACAGGCTTTGCCACATACCGAGTGCTCAACTCTTTAAGCGAGTCGTACATGTCGTTGGTAGCTTGCAGAATCTGGGCGCTAGACAGGGGTGACTGTCTCTGAGCCGCACGCAAGTGCGCCGCTTCTTTCAATGCCGCTTGTACATACTCGGTACGCAGCTTAGACAGACGGACTAAGTCATACTTGTGTGGCGCATCTTTGGATGTACGTTGAGTTTCAAGCGCTTCAAGCAAACGATCGTATGCGTTGTCTTTAGCTTCTTTCTGGCGCTTGGCTTCCAACGTATGGCGCTGTGAACTGATTGCTTCGTTGTCTAAAGTTTTAAGTTCTGCCGCACCACTGACGCCCATAACCTGTGCCAACTCGTTGGCATCCTTGGCTTCCATCTTTTCAATGGGGGGCAGCGTGGTGTCAATAGTTGCTTTACGTTCTGGTGCGGCAACTACCTTCTCGGCAAGGCGTTCTTCTCCAGCCGCAGTACGGCGGCCACGTTTGCCTTCCTCAATATGCTTGAGCAAGCGCTCCAGTTCCTGCGCCTGCATGTCACGCCACAGAATCTCCTTGGCTTTCTCTGACAGGTTGCCTTCTGTGTCGTACAGATTGTTCTCGGCAAACGGATCAGCCATGTACTGATCGAGTAGCTCTTGCGCTTTCTGTTTGCTGTCATTGAGCTTGGTACGCAACTTACCTTCGACAAACTCTGCATCTTCAATGACGTTGAGGTCAAGCTTCCTGTTGCTAAGACCTTTGAGACCAAGAATATCTTTGACTTCTGAATTAATAATGCCTGAGTCAATCGCTTCGTCCACGCCCGTCTTAGCGACCTTTGGCTCTTGCTCTTGCAGTTCCTTGGCTTCTTTCTCTGTCAAGTCACGGCTGACACCCTTTTCATCAACGATGTAGGGTACGCTTCTGGTAACTTCCTTGGGCGATGTGCTTGGAACGCGGCGGTACAGCACCTTTGGTGCAGCTTTGCCTGCTTGTGCTTCAGGGCCAACAAAGTCAGGGTCAATACCGCGGCTCAGTGAGTCTGCATACTCTTCAGGAGTGAGTGCTTTTTTCTTACCTTCCTCCTTAGTTTTAATAACTTCTTCGTATTCTTGTTCGCTTTCAAACAACGCAGTTTGTTGTTCTGCGGCTTTCTTTTGCGCGGCTGTTTCAACGCCGGGTTGTGCGCTCACAGAAGCGCCACGGTTCTGCAGTTCTTCAATGTCTTCTTGTTTAAAGCGCTCCTCAAAACCGGGGGCAAACATGTCCAGTTGTTCGGTGGGCAGTGCCTTGACTTCGCCCGGAAACGAAACGCTAGGTGTTTTACGCTCAAGGCCCGCTTGTGTAGTCTGCAGTTTTTCTAACTGTGCGGCTAGTGTTTGGGCTTTGGCAAAGTCGCCGTTGTCCAATGCTTTGTCTAACGCTTTGCGTACCGATCCTAGATCCGCTTCAGCAGGGGTTAGTTTGTCTAATTGTTTGAGCGTACCTTTGAGGCTTTCCTCTGCCGGCACCATCTTCTCAAGTTGTTTAGACAGCGATATAACTCGCTGCATGTCCTGCTTAGCCCTAGCGTCTTTCAGTTGGTTTAACAAATCTGGCACTACGCGCTTAGCCTGCTCTAAGTCTGTCGTCACACGCTCACGAAGCGTTGACTGCAAGGTGTCAAACGGCTGGTTTTTTATCTCGTCATCGGTATAGCCCAACTGCTTGGCTATGCTATTAAGCTGTTCAGTACGCGCACGCTCTGCGTCAGGTAATTCAGAGAACTTACCAACAACTGTCTCGTCGCCCATCTGCGCCAGCAACTCAGGCGTGCCTAGTTTCCTAGCTTGAGCTAAACGTTTTTCTTCTGCTTTGGCTAAACGTGCTTGTTCTTTGGCGGCTTCAGCTTGTTGCTTGGCTGCCTCTTTGTCTATGCGCTCTTGTTCTTTTCGCGTCTCTTCTTCTTGAAGCTGGCGCATCTGTTCTTCTTGACGCGCTATTTCCTGTTGCTGGGCACGTTCGCCCCGAGCCGCGGCTCTGTCCCCAAAACGACCGGCTGCACCAATAGGAGCAAGTAAACCGACTTGGTAAGCTGTTTCGCCATACTCTTTAAGGGCGTCCTCGTCTGTTAAAGACAAGCCTGCTTGCGCACGCTGCAACATCTGTTGCGTAATCTCAGTCGGAATCTCAGCAAGAGCGCCAGTGGCTGTACCTTTTGCAAGGGTGGCCAGTAGTCTTTCATCGGCTAGTTTAGATGCTTGTTCAGCAGTCCTACCAAACAAAGCTTTCTCTGGGATACCGGTCAGCTTACTGACAAGGCGGCCACCCAAAGGAATAAACGTACCGGCCACATCCAAGGCGGCTTGAGGCGCGGCGGCTAGTGCGGCTGCACCACGATCAATAGTAAGAGGCTCACCGCGTTGTTGTTGCTCGGCTGCTTGGCGCTCAATGTTGCCACCAAACTGTTGAATAAGAGACGGCAAAAGCGCACCGCCAATACCACCAACTACTGCACCTGCAGGCCCAGCAAATGAACCAAGCGCAGCACCAGCGCGAGCACCGCCTAGTGTGGTAGCAATATTGGGAATTTGTTCGGCAATAGCCGCAGGGATTTGGCTGATAGCTTCACCAGCCGCAGGCAAAATGCCTTTTTTCTCGTAAGCTTCTATGACTTTATCAAGGCTGACTTGTTGAGCGTAACGCCTGTCAATGTCTTCACCGCGCTCTAAAGCGGCTTTGGCGGCTTCTTCAGGAGAGCCTGTAAGGGATCCGATTGCCGTCTTGCCAGACGAGATCAAAGACTCTAGACCCTTACCTACCGCGGCACCGATGCCTTCTTTGGGTTTACGTTCTTTGGTTTTTGCACCGCCCGTCATCTCTCGGGCTATCTGGGCCAGTCGCCTTGCCGCCTCCTTATCACCTGCTGCATCTGCGTTGCGGAGGGCTTCAAGGACTTGGCTGATTTCCATGGCGGTTACCTAAGATATTTATTGATTAATGCGGAGTCAGAAGCTGACAACCCAACACCCGAAGAAGCGGCTGTTGATCTCATTATAGAAGGAAGTCCAAGGCTTGCATAGATGGCTGTGCGAACACGGTCTTCTTCACGTTGTTTAGCCAAACCACCATCTTGGTTTATGCCAGCAAACTTGCCTTCATTGCTCTTCATCCAGTCAGCCATATGGCTCTGGATCATCTTCTCAGCTTCCAACGCCATCGTCTTCTCTTTGCCACCACGCTCAATAAGCGCGGCAGATGCTTCGGCTTCTTTGGTTTTAGCTTTTTTGTAGCCCAACTCAGTGTCAATCATGGTCTGCTCACGCGCAAGCTTCTCGCGTTCTTTCTTACCAGCAACGGTAGCCAATCCAGCTTCGCCAAGCGCGGTCATAAAGTTGGGGGACTTGCTTGCAAGCAGATTTAAACCTAAAGTTAACAGGTCATCGTTGTTAAAGCCTTTGCGTTCTTTGGCAGGCGTGGCTTCTTTAGCTGCTTCAACTATGTCATCGCGCGTCATCGGTGCTTGATTAGCTTCCTGCATACGCTGGAGTTCCGCGTCGTCAATACCTTTAAACGGAATCGATCCTGCCGCTGCATTGGCTGCAGTAGTAGCCGCATTTGATTCAGATATCGCAGCAGGCGTAGCGCCTGTCAGAGTGGCGAGCCCCTGCGCTCGGTTGGTCTGCCCAAAACGTTCGTCGGCTAATAAGTTTTGTGCGTCTGCTTTTGTAGTAGCTTCTTCTGCTTTTGCCCAGCTTTCAGCAGTTTTTCTAGCTTCTGCAGCTTCTGCTTTGTCTTTAGCCAAATTCAACAGTCGATCGCCTGTGGCCACTCTTTCGCCCTCTTGTGCGGCGCGTGCAGCGCCTTTTACGGGAGGCACCGCAGGAGGCGTTTTTGGAGGCAATGCGTTGCCCTGAGAGTCTACAAGTATGGTCTCCGCACCTTTTGCTAGCCCAGCAATACCCTGTTCCGACGGCGGGGGTAAACGCAGTGTGTCAGCAGTTTTTGTTTTTTCTGCTGCCGTTGCAGCAGCTTCTTTGGCCAGTGCTTTAACATCGGCGGCGCCTGCAGAGGGGCGCCTCACACTTGCTCCGGAGCCAATACGCGCCAAGTACGAGGGCACTTTTAAATCTTCTAATGTCTTTGCGGTACTTTCAGATACTGTTCTTCCGCCAACAGTACGGGGCTCGTACGTAACTTGTGCGGCTTTATCACGGAAAGACTTTTCCATTTCAGCGCGGTCAATACCTTTGCTTGAAAACAAATTAGGTATCTGCTCTAACACCGCCGCGCCGCCAGCCGTAGGAATAGCCAGCGTACCAGTAAGATATTGCAAAGCCGTCTCGCCAGCACCAATCACGCCTTGGTTACCTGTGATGTAACGATCTTTTTGGCCGGGTGCTGGTGGCGCTACTTTAGAGCCGGGGATCTGAGAAACTAAATCTGTAATACCCGCTTTTGGTGGTGTTTCAGCAACAGCAGAGCCGATTGGTATAGCCGATGTCAATACTGGCGCCATCTTCTTTTGCGTCCAAGCAAGTACATCGCCAACGGTCTTCTTACCGCCTAATACTTCTGGGTTGGCCGTGAGAATCTTATCCTTGTTTTTAGGATCGGTTTTATCCAAGAACGAGCTAATCGGTGTGTTGGGGTCAGCAGATAAAAGCTTAGACCCTGTCTCTGTACCCAAGAAATGGGTTGCGTATAACTCTTGTGGTTTAGGTGGGCGTCCGAGTTGTTTTGTCAGCGCCGCTTGGTTTTGTGCAAGATACTTAACACCCACACGGATATTTTCCATTGGGTCGTTACGTTTCTTAGGATCACCGCCCAAGCCTTTAAACGTTGAATCTATCACTTGGAATAGACTTTTTGCTGAAGAACGGGGCTTACCAGTTTTTGGATCAATGGGTTTAGCGTTGGGGTCAAAGTTGCTTTCAATGCCCGAGATCTGTAACGCCACATCAGCAGGCACGCCTTGCATTTGAGCTTCGTCAATGATGGCTTGACGATAGTCCACCACTCTGCCAGTGTCTCTATAGCCGGGAATATATGGCGCCATACCGCCACCAGCCATACGCATCACTGGCTCGCTTTTCTGAGCAAAGTTAAACATGCCGCCCATACCGCCAGTGGCCATGCCTTCTTCGTCGTCTTCGTAGCCTGCAATACCGCCATCCGCCAATGTACGGATGTTAGGAGCGGGGATCTGTGCTATGCCTTGGTTCTCAGGTAACTGTGTTTGCGCAACAGGTGCTGGCGCTGGTGCGGGGGTCATTGCTGCAATGTTTTGATCTACAACAGTAGGCATAGGGCCGCCTGCCTGCATCGCTTTAGATCGCTCGGCCGCTTTTACAATGTTGTTGACATGTACTGCAGTTGCAACAACTGCGGGGTCGTTCCTGTGCTGTGCGGCATAGGCTTGCCGGCCTCGGGCATCCATGCCCGCCAGCATAGTGGTCAAAGCATCAATGCGTTCACGGCTGTAAGGGTTTTGTGTTTGAAGCATGTTTACCTCTTATGCCATGTTGTAGATAGCCAAGTCTGCCAGACCAGCAGGACGCTCGTCAACCGAGCCACCTTCAGCAAACACGCCCAAGGCTTTACCTGTAATACCTAAACCAGCCGCTTGTTGAATCATTGATGGGGGTTGTGCGTACATAGTCTGAGACTGTTGAGTCAAAGGCAAACCACGGATCATGTCAGACATAAAGCCCAGTTGCTTGTACGGGTAGTTCTGGTAGTTTAGGAAGTCTTGATACTCAGTGTTTAGCGCGTTCTGCACTTGCTGTTGTTGCTGAGCGCCAAAACGATTTTGAACATCCAAGAGGCCAAGGTTCTGGCCGTACTGTGTTTGACCAATGTCAGCCAAAGACTTAGCGCCTGTCATAGCTGTCTGCAAACCTTGAAGTCCTAGCCCGGCACCGAACTGTTGCTGTTGAGCGTTGAGTTGCTGGCCAGCCAAGTTCTGGGCTTGGGATTGGTTAAACTGCCCCATAGCCTGTGTGTAGGCGTCTTGCAGTCCCTTGGCTTGAATGTCGCCCTTTTGACGCATTAAAGAAGCGTTAAGTTGGTTATTGGCAAGAAGATTGCCGCTACCACCAAAAGCACCGGAGCGAGCGGCTTGGGCGTTTTGCATTTGGCGGGAAATTTCCCCTTGCCGCTGTGCGTCTGATTGCTGTCTTGCAACAACCGTGTCCATGTACGGAGACATGTACTGGCCAACTGAGCCCGTGCCGGGCTGAAACTTACCTTGTGCGTCGTATCCGGGAAGCGTGTTTGTTCCCGTGAACTGCTGTGTTTGATATGGGTTAAACGTGTACTGCGTATTGAGAGCGCCAAGACCTGCCAACCCTGCCATAGCCGTAGCATCACCCAACTGAGGGGCAGTCTGCATCAGCCCTGCGTTTTCGAATGATTGCTGTTGCAAAGGAGTGAACTGTGCCTGACGATCCCGCATGTACTGCATGTAGGGGGTCGCATCTATGTCAGTTTGTAACTGCGCGTCGGCTAGCAGTTTCTCTGCAAAAGGGCGGATTGGTTCCGCAAAGCCTGTTTGATATTCTTGTACTGAGGATGGTGATGTTGCCATGATCTATTCCTTACGCGGGAAGATATTTATCAGCGCGGCTATTGGCCGCTACTTTGTTTTTGCCTGTGGTCTTACCGCGTGCACGTTGCACACGATCCATCATGGCGTAGAGTTTCTTAGCGCCTGCGTCTGTTGAGCCATTGCCTAGTTCGGAAACTATTCTGGCGGGTATTACAAATTCACCATCGGCAAGGCGTGCAGGTTGATTCTTGCGCCCAATCGTTGCAGGGATGCTGTCAGACACGCCATCTCCGGGGCCTTTGAGTAAACGGCCTCCATCAGAGTAGCTACCCAGAGAACCAAGACCGCCACCCATGGCGTAACCGGCCATACCACCACCAGCCAAATCGCCATCACCGTCCGGTGTGCCCACATCGCCAATGCCTACTGCTGTCGTAGACGCAGGGCCGCCGGCACCACCAACACCTCCGGGGCCGGAACCTCCACCGCCTCCACCGCCGGGGCCACCACCTTCACCACCGCCAGCGGTCTCTTGTTGAGCCGCATTAGCCAAAGCTGCGGCAGTCAAATAACCTTCGTAGTCGCCAGCAAACTTGCGGCCTTCTTTTTTACCGTACATCAAATAGTGCTCGTACGCAGACGTAAAGTTAGACTTGCCTGATTTCAACTCGGCTGCAACATCGGGATTAGCCGCAAGGTACTCGGCTTCGTTAAAGTAAGACTGCGGATTACCGGGGACGCCTGTAACTGTCTTTGTAGTAGCGGTAGTGTTTACAGGTCTTGTAACTCTTTTACCCAACACAGCCTCGTCATACCGCTGCATTACAGGTCTATCTCTTGTTTCTGCTTTACGTTGCGTTAAATTCTTACCCTTGCCCATCAGGAAGTTATACGCGTCCAACGAGTCATCCGTCATCTTGTTAAAAGCAGCTTGGGGATCTTTTGGTATTGGGGCTGTGTAGCCTAGACTACCGCCACCGGCGGTGTATTTGCTTTTGACCTGCTCCACACCTGTAAACCCGCCGTATGGACGACCGGGGATGTTAGGCACAACTGTGCGCGTGCCATCGGGGTTTGTGATGATGTCGCCGGGGGTAGCAATCGAGACAGTATTACCGCGATAGTCTACGCCCGTAGCAGGGCCGGAGCCGTAGTTGCCAAACGCACCATTGTCGTAAACAGTAGCTCCGGACATTTGTGTTCCACCGGGAACTACCGTGATTGGTGTAGTTGTTGTTTTTGGCATAAACAAGTCAGCAAAATTCTTACCTGTTGCCGCTTTAATATCTGCTTGGTTGATGCCAAGTCGTTCCATTTCAGCAAGTGAAAGGTTTTGGGCTTGCTGTACAGTTAGCTTTCCTGCATTAATTTGCTCTTGTAATCTGTCGGCGGCGTAATCAATATTGGCATATAACCCTGCTATACCGCCTTTATCGCCCGGGGCATCGCCGGCTTTGTATCCGTAAGCATTGTAGAAATCTTGCGCGGCTTTAGGGGCAGAAGCAATTCCAGCGGCGTCGTCTAGTGTGTGTGTAGCCGCATACTGCGCGGACTGAGACATGCCCGCATTTTTCATAGCGTTTGCCAACGCTTGATCTTTTAAACCTACATCAGCGGTCTTTGCTAAAAAATCAGCAGAACTTAAAGTGGCTGGGTTAATTGCCTGTACAAAACGTTTCTCAAAGTCGCCTTGATTGGCTTGTGTGCCCGTAATACGGCCAATGTCAGCAGCGCCTACGTTGTACTTTTGCATGTCCTCGGCAATTTGTGCGTCAAGTGCTCCAGAGGCTAACTTAGATTGGTCAAGCCCTTTGAAATAATTAAATACATCTTGGTCGCCAACAAGCATGCCATTGGCATAACCGGGCACACCGCCGTTAGCCAAAGCCACAATACCGCCAGTCGCCATAGGATTTGGTTGTTGCTGTTGTTGCGGTGGCTGGTTTAAAGAACCAACGCCAAGTTCGTAGGGGTTTTGATTCTGTTTGTAAAACAAGTCACGCTGGCCTTGGAATGTTTTGTTTCCAAACTCACTGGCTTTGACAGGAGCCATTTCAACTCTGCCATATAAAGGATCTGGCATGCCTGTGTCTGGGTTAATGTTGTACGCCATCTGCCGGATGTAACCAGTGTCTTTGGGGTTTGGCATTTTAGTGGTCGTTGGAACCATCATGCCTGCTGCAATTGGTGCGGCGGCGTAAGCTAAATTACCCATATTGCTCTTAGCAAAATCCAGTGCGGCTGTGGGGCTTGCTATCGCTTTGTTAAACCCAGCGGAAACTGCACCTGAAGGGGTCATGCGCGAAACGGCGTCTTTTGTAAACTGCTCTGCCGCCTGTGCAGGCATGGCTTCGCCCAACGCTAGGTTTGCCCCGCTCAACTGTTGTTGTGCTGTAGTTGCGGCATTGGCCGCACTCATGCCTCCGCCAGCCGTCATTAGGCTTTCGCCAAGACCCGACCCACCATACGCACCCAATCCGGCCATGAGGCCGCGAGATAAACTGCCGGTAGCCAAAGTAGTAATACCACCCGTAGTAAGACCGGCCATCATGGAAGACATACCCAATCCAGCAGGGCCTAAGAATGCGCCAAGCGCAATAGGAGCAATAGACTTAAACAAGTCGGACAAAAGACCCGCTTCGGGTAAACCCGTAGTAGGATTGATGGTCAGCGTAGTGCCGTTAGCTTGGGCAAACTGTTGTAAGTTACGGACTTCGTCCGGTGTCATGTGTACAAGTAAAGAGTCGTCACCGCGGCCTTGCGATGCTACTTGTTCGGCAAACTTATGCAGGCTCATTTTTGCCTCTCAAAATGGGGGTTGTTTGATAATATCATGCTTTAATTCTTAAGGGGTAACTTGTTGCAGTTCCGCCCGAAATGTCGTAGTACACATCACCCGATCTAAGGGTGTCAAAATCAGCGCTTGTTGGCAGCGTAGTAATGTTTAGATTTAACGTTGCACCGCCCATGTCGCCGGGGTTAGATAGCTGATTAAAGTACAGGCGCAAAACATTACTTAGCTGGCTGAAGTAACGGGCATCGTACTCCCTTGGAGCCAGTGGCAAGCTTGGTGGGGTTGCGTTTAGTTCAGCCATTAGCGTCTACCGTCCGGTCTGATGTCAATACGAGGGGCACCCAACTGCCAGCAAGTGTTAATCTGGTTGGAGGCAATCTTAAAGATCAGTTGGCGACCACGCATGCGCGTGTAAATTTGCCCTGTGAACTCTTCTGTAATAACATATGTGTTACTTTTAGTCACAGGTTGTGAAGCTGTACTTGTAACCCCAGAACCTGAATTAACCAGCCCTTGCAGAGTCATTGACACTGTTGGTAGAGCGCCCGCAGGAGTATTTTCAGCGTTTTCAAAAGTCAGGTCAGGAATGACGCGCCACACAAAACCAAAGTTATGGCCGTCACCAATATCAAACTCAGACGAGCTAATGTAAGCATCAATCGCAACAGCGGTGCCGGTCGTATTATCATTTAGACCCGTCTCGTGGTTAATCAAGTTACCTGTAGATGTAGCCGAAAAGTAGTTTGCCGCAATAGGATACGGCTGCAGACCAGAATCTAACCAAGCAGTGCGGTTCATTGTGCCGTAGTACCAAATTCTTTCAACGTAGTTGTAGATAACATACTTGTCGATGGCTGTTGAATTAGCCGAGCAGTAGAACCACCAGACTTCGTTAAAACCTTCGTTAGTCCCAGCAAACACTTGCAGTGCCTGTTCTTGACTAAGATCACCAAACACGAAACGGCGCAGGTCGCAGTTAAGCGTTTGCACACGACCATCATAGGAGTAGAACTTATCTACGCCCATCCAATACACAACACCCGAAGCAATCACCGCCGCGTTAGGACTCATGATGGACACGTTATCGCCAAGCAACTGCGGTGCCCAAACAAAAGGAGGGCCGAGGTACTGCAAGGAATATACAGCCGAGTCGGTAAACATCACAATTTCTTGACGAGTCTGCACAGTTGCAACAATCTGTGAGCCGTGGGAGATACGTATAAACCCTGCCTGATTGGTGGGGTCGGGCGTCCAGTTGTAAATATCGTCTTGTGATGACCAGCGAATTAGCATGGGGTCAAGCGTGGCTGAGCCGTAATCGTTACAACCAAACGCAATTACAAAACGTGATGTATCAGACACCGTCATGTTGTTCTGCACAGTCGGCACGTCAACAATATTAGACACCGTACCCGAGCCCGTGGAAGTTGTATTTACTGCCGCCCCCGCTCCGGTCAAAAGCTTAAATGTCAGGCCGTTGACTTCAAAGACGTAGTACGTAGTACCTGCGGTGACACCTGTTGGCAATGAGCCGCCAGAGAATTGGAGTGCCGCGCCTTCGGTATATAGGATGGTGGAAGTCACCACAGTCGGCGAAGCATTAGTAAACGATACTGTGCCGCCCAAAGAACTAAGCAAAACACCGCGAGTGGATAGCCCAGACGTTGCGTCCCAGTAGTAAATGCTGCCCCCACGCGGGCCAAAAACTAAATCTTCGCCATAGTTTACTTGGTTCCACAAACGCAAGGCTGTTGTAGATGTGCCACCAAAACCCCAAGTCGTACCTGTTTGACCCCACGAACCTGCGCCCCAACCAAGAAGCGGTACAGGAGTGGCAGGGCCAGCACTGACTTGATACGCAGCCACAACAGCCGAACCACCATAAGAACCTGCAGCCAACGCGGTCGACACAGTAATCGTAAATGTGCTAGCGCCAACAAAGATAATTTGAAACTCGCCAGTAAGTTCAGCAGCGTACGTGCCCGTAGCGCCAGAAAACGTAACGTATGTACCCGCAGTTAATCCCGTAGTGGTTGCCGTTACTGTAACTGTGGTTGTGCCATCTGCAGTAAATGGGTTTGTTCCAAGCGTTACCGTTGAGGCAATTGGGGTGATGTCGTAGTAAGAACCGCCCTGCTGGATATAAAACTTAACGTTTGTGCCTACGCCGATATAGTTAGCGCCCGCAAGAGAAGTCCAATTCCACAAAGAACGGCAAACGCCGCTGTATGTAAAGCCTGAGATCGGTTGCCAGCCACCAATTACTTCGGGATTACCCTGACGAAAGCGTACCTTGTCGGCCTCGTACCAACCACCCTCGGTGGTATAGCGGGTGTTCTCTTTATTTACGCCCGGCTTGAACAGTATTTTCTGTAATGGCATTTTTAGTCCAGCAGTGCGCACTCAGAGGTACGCCGTTTAAGCAAGCCCGGCAATACCTTGCCGCCGCCTTTAGTCCAGAGCATCAGTTGTTCCTTGGCCCCTTCCCAATCACTAGCGTTGATTTTCCTCTTTAATGTACTTGTTTGCAAGCGCCCAACGCCTAAATTATAGGCAAAGTCCAC